CCATTACCATCTGGAATATTAATCAAATGTAATTTTGAGTATCCTATCTTACCTTACTCAGAGTCTTTCCAAGATACCATCTCTTGAACTTAATCAATTTAAAGGATTTGAACACTTAACTCCAAGCGGATTAATATTGGCAGGCATATTTTGATTTTTTCATTGGTATTTTTTTACTTTGTTAAGCCACCAGAGCGTTAGCAGAAGATATTAATACTCATACGCCACACACCAATTTGGTAATGACCTCTTGTATTCTTCTAAACTTTGAATAAATGTTATATGACAACAATCGTTGCAAAAAGCACCGCTATCACCACACGCTTGCTTACAAAGTTTATTATAACCCCTTATATAGCAACTATATGTATTTCCTACATTCTTGCTACCACAATTTTCACATCTTAAAACACTACGCCTCCTAACATTGGTTTGTGGCAAGTGAGGCTGACGTAGTATTATTAGCTTTAGTTTTTCAAATAATTTTCGTATCATATTTTTAAGTTTTGTGTTTCAAATTCCGCTAAACTTTTTCATATTTATTTTTATTTTTTATTTTTAACCCAACCATCTTTTCCCATTGGTTCAGGTGCTGAACTTGCCAATGATGCTGTGTCAACGTTTCGTGTTTCGGTTAATACAGCAACATAACAATTACCCCTTTGTATTTCCAATAATTTTCTAACCTCATCTTCACTATACATCCTTTCAGCTTGCCATTTAGCACCTTTGATAATGAGTTGTTGGATTTGAAACTTTGTACTAGGATTTATTCTAACATCACGATATTCTTCAGCCAATCTTTCAGCAGCTTCTTCAAGTGTTTCTTGTTTATGTAATAGCTTATTACATACCCAGTGTCTAAATTCCACCACCTGACTATAAAATCCCTCTGTACTCAGTTGTAATAATCATAAATTATAAAGTTTCTCAGGCTTTATAATTTATTTCTTATTGTTTATGAGGTTATATACCAGATTCTTTATACATAGTTGAGCTACATATTTAGTTTCTGTAATGTATATACACGCAACTACCCTCAATCTGATCCTTGACCTACCTTTCATTAGTGTCTAACAGATTATTACAACTGCTCACCCTTGGGAAGTGAGAATGGTACATTAGTAAAGATAACACCACATAAAAGAGGATAATCTCTAATGTATGATTAACTGTGGTTGGTGAACAGTTTAAACACCAATAGATTTTACAGTTCTATTCAACTGGCTGCAATAGGCATCACAAAACTAACAGTATATTATCCTACTGTTGGTCAAGTTCTGTTTAGCCCAGTAATCCTTGCGGATTACAAATTGCAGCAACTTTCACATTTTTTTACCCTATAACCGACCAAAGTTATAGAGTGAAAGCTTTAAAAATTTGGATATCATATGACAGTCTTAATTTATTACATGCAAGTCACTAGCGTGGAATCAAGAACCTACCTAGTATAGGATTACCTGCATATCAGTGCAAGTTTTACCAGTTAGTTATAACTAGGATATTAGAATTTACGAATAAATAGGTATATAGGAAAACCCTATTTATTCTTAATAAACCTCTTTCCTTTATAGAGGTTAAGTAGATACAATTAATTAGCGGTTAATTGTATTAATTCTACTTGACAGATTAATCACTTCTGAACTTTTAAAGTAAATACACGATTACTGTATTTTCAGGAAGTTACTCCAACCTTCTGTTTAATTTTTCCAATAACTTTACAAGTTACTGAATTGTTACCAGCATATGTATTTAAAGAAAAATAAATTATTTTATTATCTTTAATAGAATATGATAATTCATAACCACAACAACCACAACCATCAGTAAATGAATATGAAGGATGTCTTTTGATATAGTTTTCAGCCTGTTTAATTGTGTTAAATGTAATAAACATAATTGATTTCATTTAAAAATACTCCTTATTTGATATACTATTCTAAATTAACTAAGAGCTAGCTGCACTGATGGTACATTCTGGAGCTGTGTATTACGGGTACAAAAGTATAAATACTTTTCCTTGCATCATACATCATCCTTAGATTAGTTAATAAATATAAATATTTATTTAAATCGCCATACATCCTGGCTTATTTTGTCAAAATGTTAGTTTTTAAAAAGTTAAAAGAAATATGAGAGGTGGTTATTCACCACACTCTCATTACTCTCTAACCCTCATCAGCATTGGGTTTTAAAGCAATATTAAATACAATCAAGCAAGCTATTAATAGAAGTTCCGTTATCTAAACCTTCTAGGTCAATCCTCGTATGACACTATTAATAACTTACTGTAATTGTAATTCACATAACCTCTCTAACTCCTTAATAATCAATAAGTTATGAGATTAAAATCAATACCAGAGTAATATTATAAGAGAGACAGAGGTTAATCCATCTCTCTATAATATAACATATTGGAATATGTAGAACAATTGTCAAATTGTTCATTCCACCACACTTGGCCCCAAGATTCTGAATAGACATACTATCTCTCGTAGTTAAACAAGAGGTGAGAATATACACTTATTATCATTACTTTATCTATGATAATTTACTTCTCTACATCATAAATGTAGTTTGCAAGTGTCTGCGACGGTAGTAATTAATCAGCCTCCTTGCTTATGCAAGTAATCTACTGATTTATACAATTTATAGTATGCAACTACTACCTGAGTTTATTGATCTAAAATTCTCTTTTTATTTGCCTATTAGAGAGAACCTAAAGGTTTATTCCAAATAGAGTATTGTAAAGAACTCTAAATTATTTATCCTTTTATATGGTAAGGACTAGTGGAATCGAACCACCCTAAACCATTGTCCTTATGTTAAACACCCTATAGCCAGATTTGAGAATATCAATACTGGGTAGGCAATGTTTATTTATTAGAGCAAGACATAAATGCCGTAGGCACCCCACTATAGGGTGTCTACGACATTGGCATTGCTCTTACTGTGCAAGATATACATAGAATCACCGCCTTCAATGGTACACAAAGATACCACGGGATTAGGTTGATACCCTTTGGTGCTTACGGCACCCCGAACACTACCTGCCACAAAGAATAAAAGTCCCGTGTTAGGATTTTTGATAATCTCAAGTTTATCTGCCTTACCAAGAGATTTAATTTCAGCAATAGTATGCTGACTTGCAAATTTGAGGGTTTGTTTCCCTGCTAAAATTGTTGTTTCCATTTTTTTAGATTTTAATTTATATCAACACAATGAAGGGGGAGGGTTTAGGGGTAACTCCATCCCTCTATACCCACAAAAAAAATTTTAAAAAAAATTTTTAAAAAATTGCAACCATTTATAATATGAATACGTCTTAGATATATAAGGCAGTAAATAAGTGTATTATCAAGTAATTGATTATCAATCATTTAAAATTTATTTTCAAAAATACTTGACAATGTCATAAATTTATTGTATATTATATAATGTCACACCATAGTCCGATGGTGTATCATCTAGAAGCCAGAGAAGAAGGTTGTACAGATCAGAAGTCGGGTAGTATAAACAAATAGTTTAGAGGTGCCCCGATAGACAGAAAAGAGCTTAATTGCAAATTAGCACGACTAGTAGCCAAGGGCTAGGGCATAGGGAATAACTAGTGTATGGGAACAATAACCTGAGTGCAGTGAGGATTAAGTTAAGGCTACCTGAAAGGGATTAGTTGAGAAAGATGAAACTTTCATAGGGAGATACTATGTAAATTAGTAAATAAAAAATGAGAAAAAAAGTAAATATAAAAAAGGAGGTTAGTGTTAACAAACATTATTATATAGTTAATACTAATCCATTGATAATTAATCAGATACAGAATTTCAAGGGTGAAAGACTTGTATCAAGAATGGAGAATATTCCAGATGAATTAAAGGAATATGTAATTGAAGGGTATAAAACTAAAGGAATGTATATATGAAATTAAAAATAGGATTTGACCCAGAAGGGTCTTGGTATAATCAAGCCTTCAGAGAAATAATGAAAGAAGCAACTCTAAATGAAAATATTGAGATGTATATTGTAAGTAATAGTGTTGATAGTAATTTAATTACAGAAGCACAAGGATATTTACAACTTGATGACTCTCATACAATTAGATGTACAAGTATGGCTTTAATGATAGATGCCATACAAGTTAATAATATAAATATATTTATTGATGCTGATAACACAGTTGTGAAGGCTATTAATAGTATGGTACCACTAAGTAATATACAAAATAATGTAACTGGTTGTCAAGCAATACATTATAATAATAGTTTAGTGGACGTTTATAAGATGCAATTAAAGCATTATACTTTATTGCAATTTTGGATAGGACAAATAGCTAAAAATTTAAATTAATAAGCATGGGTAAAAGTAATGATAAATATAAAAGCATCCACTATTGGGATGATGAAATTATAGGAAGGACAACTGATGGAGATTTGGTAATTAAGGAAGGTGTTAAAAAGAGAAACAAGAAACTCCCTAGAGAATTAACAGCTGAGGAATTATTAATGGATGAATATACCGAATGGTATATGGATGCTGTTAATCCTTATGAAGAAGCAGCCAGAAAAACAAAGGAGAATCTAATACAACTTGGTTTATATTCAGACTTTGATGAAGAGAATGTATTATATAATGGTGAATAATTAGTAACTTACTAATAAAATGATAAATAATAATAAATAAATTTGCATTTGTCATATAAAATTAGTATATTGTATATATAAACATTAAAATGGAAGAAGTAAAGGAAGATGTAGGTAATGTAATACATATACCTATAAAAATGAAGTATTATTGTAAAGCTATTCTTAACATTCTTAATTTTGGCACAAGGATGACAGATGTTGAGCTGGATGTTATTAATACCATGCTTACAAATAATATCATTACACTTACTAAGGAGACGAGAGTTCAACTCTCCTCTCTCCTTAATAAGGATGTAGCATCAGTTAATTTTCATATTATGAAGATTAAGAATAAGGGAGTGCTGGTTAATAACTGGCATGGTAAATTGACAATAGCCCCAAAAATAGTAAATGCTGTTAAAGAAGCAATGAAAGAGGGGGAACTAATATTTAAATTATGCCCACAATAATTAAAATACTTATTCATGCAGAAGATGTCATTCATATGGAAGAGATATTAGAACGGATGAATGATGCTTTAATAAAATACAGTAAGAAACATCTAGATTTTTCTTACAAGATTAATACAAATTTTGATAAATTAGAGATAGAGGTTAGCTCAATGCATTTAAAGGAAGAAATGAATTAATGTTAGTAGAACCAAAAGAAATACATAAAGAGGTAGCAAATAAACTTAATGTTCAAGAGGAATTAGTTGATGAATTGAATAGGTTACAATATGATTTTTTAGAACATTATATGAAGGAATATGAGAGTGTTAAATTAAATTTCTTAGGTAAATGGTTATTTAGACCAAAAGCAAATTCTAAATTAAGACCTTTGTATGAACAGAAAATGTTAGAAATACATAAAGACGACCATAATGATAATAACTCTTGATGTTGTGACAAATGTTTATAGTCTACCTGATGTAGACGGTAGACAGAAATTAGTTAAATCTAATGTTGTATATAAGAAGCAATTTAATACTTGTAGTATACTTGCTGAGGAGTATATAACCAAGTCAGGAAATGTTAGTAAAAGAGTTTGTACAATAAAGGATGGGGATAATTTCTATCAGGTTAAAAAGAGTTTTGAAGAAATACAAAAACTAATAGATAATGTGCACATAGCAGGATTTAAAATAAAAGGAAATGATACCAAAAGAAATACTGCTATTCAATCAAAGAATAAAAATAATAAAAAGTAGAACATTACTACAAAAAAAAGGACTATTTGGTGATTGCCAGTTTAATAAAAACAAAATATATATACAAGTAAGTACAAGAAAGCATCAGATAAGCAAAGAACAAATAAAGCAGACTCTGACACATGAGGTATTTCACATGATATTATATCACACTGGTTATCATCATCTTATGAACAATGAACCTTTTGTTTCAAATGTTAGTAATTTAATACATCAATATATAGAACAATTATAAAATGGAAGAGTTATATAAAAAATTAAAGGAATATAAAGTATTTAGTACTACACCAATACCTGATATTAAGTATACATTTACTAAAGAAGTTGATAATACTAAAAAAGCACTTAATATAATTAAGATATTGGTTGATGCTGAGTTGATGGAGGAGCCAGGTTCTATGAAAGAACTACTTGTGTTAGTGGATAAAATATCAATTAATATTTAATGGAAAAAAAGGAAGAAAAATTCACTGACTTTATTAGTAGGTATACTAAAGAAGTTAATGGACAAAAACAAATAGATGTTATAGGATGTCTTATAGAACTATACGCTAGAGTTACAAGTCATACTAAATCAATAATTGAAATATCAGAAACTTTGGCAGATGTTGGACAGTTTGGTATAGATGTCATTGGTAGAATTGATAAACTGGAAGGTAAAAGTAAAATAGAAATTGTAGATCCACATACAGCTAAAAAGTTAATTAATTAAAATGGCAAAAATTAATATAGATGATAGTATTCTTGACGAGGTTAAAATGGTTATTGTAGATGTTAGCCACTTACATGAAGAAATTTTTCCAACATACAAATTTATATACGATGATGACGAGTGTATAGTAATTAACAAATTAATTAATGCATTTCCATCTGGATCAGAAGGTAAAGAAAAGTTCAAAAAAAATTTTATAGAGTATATAGATTATATATATCCAACAAATAATATATTTAAAAAAATATATAAGAAAATTAAATTATTTATCAATAAAAAATTTAAAATTAAAAAAAAAAATAATTATATTGATCACCCATTTATAAAATATAAAAATGAAATACTTTATAAAAATGGAATACCCATTAAAGAGTATAATATGAGATATATAAATAATATTAAAAAATAACATTAAAATGGAAGGAATAAAAGCAGAATTTATAGGAGACATACTTAATAATGATAAATTATCATTTGAAGAAATAGCGGATGCTATTAATAAGTATAATGAGGCAGAAGCCAAAGCAATAAAAAATATTACAGAGGTAGAAAACTTCAAGCAAAAATTTGAAGAAATTAAAGTTATTCAAGCATAATATACTTGAGAAGTTAGAAGAGGAAGTAAATATATTTTTAAAGGAAAACAATTACATAGACTTAAAGTTCTTTGAGAATGATAGGTACTATGTAATTGTTTTAGTATATGACAATGAATAGACAAGAAACAAGAATTGGAAATAATATATATTATTCATATTTAGGAAATGATGGATTATTTTATGATGTAAAATACACTATATTAAAATATAGAAATAATTTATCAAGAAATGATGTATGGGATATAATTAAATATGAGCAAGCAAAAGGAGCAAAATAAGAGTATTAGCTTACAACTATTAGAAAGCTGTAGAGCGGCTTTATACATGGTTAAAGATACATTTGATGAAATTGTCAACGATAAGACTTTTAAAAAGTTAGAACTTGGGGATAAGTTAGATGTATCAGATAGAATTATTAAGATAACAAGCAATCTAGGTAAGTCAATCGAGACACTTGCTATACTTGAAAAAAAGTGTGAGGCAGAGGAGCAGGTTAATAGTAAAGTTAGGGGACAAGCTAAAACATCATTATTGGAAGATGACAAACTCTAATCCATATATACCATTTGTATCTAGGTTTAAAAACTCATCAGAGTTTTATTATTTAGCTACAAAATTTAATAAAGATGGTAGGTATTGTGATATACCAGAAGGTACACCTGATTATATAGCATTTTGGAAAGATGTAAAAGATAAATGTATTAATGGATTTACTAATTCATCTGGTCAAAGTATAACTGGTGCACATTTCTTTTATTTAAATTTCTGTAAGATTCTTTCAGAGTATATTCAAAATGATAGGAAAGTTAAGAAATATAATTTTCCTAAATTTGTAGACCTAGACTATGAATATTTTTGGATGATAGAATTTTGTAAGAAAAATGAAAAATTTTTAATAGCATCTAAGGGTAGACGACAAGGATGGAGTTACAAAGGAGCATGTCAAGTAGCATATGAATTTACTTTCTTTAGGGAAAGCAGATGTATTATAGGAGCATTTCTATCAGACTATTCACTTGGTACAATGAAGATGGTTAAAGATTACCTTAATCATATATCAGAGAACACACCTTTTGGACATATGAGGACACCAGACAAAGAAGATTATTTCATGTCAAGGTATGAAGTTAGTTTAGGTGGGTTAAAAGTATGGAAAGGTTATCAAAGTTCTGTAGAGAGTATTACATTTAAAGACAAAGCCACAGCAGCTGTTGGTAAAAGTGCTTCTGTGTTATTATTAGATGAGGCAGGTGTATTTCCAAATATTATACAGTCTTGGAGTTTTACAGAACCATTATTAAAAGATGGTAGTTCATTCACTGGAGTGGCTATTGTTTATGGAAGTTCAGGAGAAATGGAAAGCGGAGCCAAATATTTCTATGAGATGTTTATTAACCCTGAACAGTATAACTTCCTATCATTTGATGATCCTGAAAATCCTACAAAAAAAATAGGTTATTTTAGCTCTGCAACTAAAGGTAGAATGGGGATATGTAAAGACCCTAATTCTAAATGGTTTAAAAAATTAATGGTAGATGAGGATGGTAATTCTAATGAAGAGGCAGCATACGATGATTTGATGTGGGAAAGAAGTATTGCTAAAATGGCTGCTAATCCAGCTAAATATCATTACAAGGTAACACAATATCCTGTTAAATGGGAAGAAGCATTTTTAAGAAATAAAGGAACAATATTTGCCAGTCCAGAAATGTTAGATTGGCTTTCTGAATTAGAAAGTACACCATCATTAAGAGATCAAGGAGCTAAGGGAGAATTAGTCTTTAACAAAGAAAATAAACTTGAATGGAGACCAAATGATGAATTAATTTACATTACTGACTTTCCATTAAAAAAGGATGTAGATACTACTGGTTGCACTTACATATGGGAGCACCCAGAAAGTTTTAATGGGGAAATACCTTACAGTTTGTATGTTGCTGGTCAAGACCCATATGACATGGATAAGGCAGACGGAGGATCTCTTGGTAGTTTTTTTATTTATAAAAGATTTATAAGAGCCAATTCATCATACGATGTACTAGTAGCTGAATATACAGGTAGACCAAAGTATGCTGATCAATTTTATGAAAATTGTAGAAGACTTTGTATATATTACAATGCTAAAGTATTGTATGAAAATAACTTAAAGGGATTTAAGAATTATATGATTGAAAAGAACTCACTACATTATATGTGGGAGACACCAATCAATATGATTAGAGATATAATAAAGGACAGTAAAGTACAAAGAGGGTATGGAATACATATGCAGAGGGGTAATAATGGGTCATCTGGAATTAAAGATATGGCTGAAATATACACTAGAGATTGGTTATATGAAAGAATTACAGATATTAATGGTAAAGAAATATTCAGATTTCATACTATAAAATCAATACCTTTATTAAAAGAACTAATAATGTATGATGGTGAATTAAATACAGATAGAGTTATGGCATTTATGCTATGTATATTACAAACAAAAGAACTTCATCAAATACATGTAAACAATATGATAAATAGCTCTAAAGAACTATTTGGAAATGATAAGTTTTTAAATAAACATTGGATAAAAGCTAAAGTAGCTTCTCAACAATATAATGGACTTAAATTAAATTAAATATAATGGCACAAGATTTATTAAATAAATCAAATATTACTTCTTCTGTACTACCTGTACAAAAATTACCAGATAGTCAGAAAACAAAAAAATGGAAGGAACAAACATTAAATTATTATGTCAATTGGAGATACACTAATGGAACTTCAATTAGAAGTAATAGAAATGCAAAAATTATAAACTATGATTTATATAACGGTGTTGTAACACCAAATGATGTGGTTAAAATGTGTGATCCATTGGGAGTTGTATCAGGTACATTTAGTGATACGTTTCAACACTTAGATAAAATATCACAACCTTTACATTTGTTACTAGATGATGAAGCTGAATTACCTGATAATTCAATTGTTATTTCAGAGGCTCCAGAAGATATTAATAGAAAACAAACACAATTAAAATCTAAAATACTTCAAGCATTACAGGCACAACTACAAGCAGACATTGATCCATCCACTGTAGACCCTAATAATCCACCACCTACTCCACAAGAAATTGTTAAGAATGAAAAGAAAAGTCCTTCTGACATGATTGAAAGTAAGGTTAATAAAATGCTTAAAATTCTTAAAAAAAGACTTAATACTAAATTTACTTTTAACCAAGGATTTAAAGATGCTTTAGTTTGTGGTGAGGAAATTTATTGGACAGGTATTCAAAATGGAGAACCATCATTAAGACTATGTAATCCATTAAACATTACTGTAATAATGGATGACTCTGATGTATTTATAGATGATGCTATTGCTGTGGTAGAAGAGAGACTTCTAACGGTACCAAGTATTATAGATGAATTTGGTGATCAATTAGATAACAAAACATTAGATAAATTAATATCTTATTCTAATGGTACATTTGGTTCAACAATGTCAGCTGGTGGATTTGAACCTAACTTTGCAATTATGGATAATCAACCATATTTAAAAGGAGTAACCCCAAGTAATTCATATATGGGGAATAATGTAAACAATTACGCTGTTAGAGTTACAAGAGTAGAATGGATTGGTATGAAGCAAGTAGGATTTCTTTCATATACAGATTCTAAAACAGGAGAATTTACAGAGAAATTAATTGTTGATGATACATTCTTTTCAGTGTTTAGTGATTTCAAAAAAATGTTTCCAGATGCTCAATTAGATAAATTTTGGATTAATGAAGCATGGGAGGGCATTAAAATAGGACAAGATATTTATTTAAATATACAACCTAAACCAAATCAACGTAGAAGAATGGATAATCCATATTATTGTAGACTTGGTTACACTGGATTAATATATGAAGCTAGAAATTCTAGAAGTGTTTCATTAATCGATAGAATTAAACCATACCAATATTTATATGATGCTATAGCTTATAAACTACAAAATATGTTTGCTAGCGACATGGGTAGAGTGTTCTTAATGGATTTAGCTCAAATTCCTAGAAGTGAGGATATAGATATTGAAAAATGGATGTACTATCTTAAAGAAATGAAGATAGGATTTATTAATTCATTTGAGGAGGGAAAAAAGGGAGCAGCAACTGGTAAATTAGCTGGGTCACACTTTAATCAATTCCAAGCAATAGATTTAAGTTTAGCTACTTCTATACAGCAATATATAAATTATTTACAATACATAGAACAGCAAATATATTATATCTCTGGTGTAAATCCTCAACGTATGGGGGCAATTAAAACATCAGAGGCAGTTAGTAATGTTGATGCAGCTAGACAACAATCGGCTAAAATTACAGGATACCTATTTGAAGCTCATACAGAAGTTAAAAGAAGGGTATATACTTCACTTGTAGAGGTAGCTAAGATAGCTTGGCGTAAAGGGAAGATGATGCAATATATTAATGATGATTTAGCTATTGAGTTATTAAACATAGAAGAATTTGAATTTGAAAATTCAGAATTTTCTGTATTTATTTCCAATCTTAGAAAAGATCAACAGATTAAAGAGAAGCTTGATCAACTTGCACAAATTGCATTACAACAACAAAAAGCAGACTTGTCTACAATTATTGATACAATAGTTAATGATTCACCACATGATATTATTAATACATTAAGATCTGCTGAGGAAAGATTCTATGAATCTCAACAACAAAATGCTAAAGCAGAACAAGATCATCAAGCTCAATTAGCTCAATCACAGCAAAAACATGAACAAGAAATTGAAGCATTTCAAGCTGGTGAAAAACAGAAAGATAGAGATCTTGAACAATATATAGCTGATGAAAATAACAGAACAAAGATTGAAGTACAAGAACTAGCTAATTATTTTAAAGCTCCTGGTCTAGATACAAATAATAATAATATTCCTGATCCTAGTGAAATAGCAGCTAATGCATTAAAACAACAAGAACTTGATCATAAGAAATTTATTGAACAAAGTAAATTATCTCATGATAAGGCTAAACATGACAAAAACTTATCTATAAAACAACAAGAACTTGATTTAAAAAAGAAAGAACTAAAGTCTAAACAGGAGCTTGAAAATAAAAAAGCAGCTGCTGAAAAGTCTAGAGACTTAACTAATAAAGCTATTGAACAAAGTAAGTTAAAAAATGCAGAGAAACAAAGAGCTCATGAAGCTAGACAAAATGAACTAGATAGAAAAAATGATTTAATAATAGCTAAATCAAAAACTAAAAGTAAATAAGGAGCATTTTTGAAAATAAAATTTTAAACGCTGTAGAATAAAAATAAAATTATTAAAAACACTTGCATAAGTGATTATAAATGTGTATATTAGATAAATATAAAGGAAAACAATGAAAAATAAAGAAGAATTAGAACAAGAAAATCCATTTGCTGATTTTAAAGAAAGTTTTTTAGGACAACCAATTCCTAAAGAAATTGTTAAGGAAACAAAGAAACCAGAATCTAAGTCTAATCAAAATGAAGATTTGTCAGAAGATGAAATTGAGAATCTGGAAAATGTTGCAAAGAAACAAGCAGAATCTAAAAAACCAGCTAAAGAAGTTGAAGAAATAAAGGAACCTGTAAATAATGAAGAACCTGAAACAGAGTTAAATTTATTTATAGAATTTGCTAGACAACTTAATGATGAGGGTATTCTTTCATTAAAAGATGATGATAAGATTGAAACAGAAGAGGATTTGTTTAATGTTGTAAAACGAGAAAAACAAAATGCTGTTGATTCTTATAAAAACTCTAAACCAGAAGATGTTCAAAAGTTTTTAGAGTTTGTAGATAACGGAGGTAATCCTTCAGACTTTCATAAGTATTATTACTCAGATGGTAGTTTTGAAGACTTCAATATAGATAATGAAGATAATCAGAAGTATGTAATTGAACAAGATTTAAGGATTCAAGGATATACTGATGAAGAAATTGAAGAGGAAATTAATGATGCTTCAGATCTTGGTAAACTTGAAAAGAAAGCAAATACTTCTTTAAAAAAATTACAAAAACTAGAATCTGATAATAAAAAGATGCTAGTTGAAGCTCAAAAAGCATATGCTGCAAGGCAAGAAGCTGAAAGAGAAGAACAATGGAATGCTTTTAAAAAAGGTTTGTTTGATAAGGACGAAATAGGAGGGTTTAAATTTAGTCCTAAAATGAAAAATGATACCTGGGATTATATGACTAAACCAATTAGTAGAAAAGATCCTAGAACACAGTATCAAATTGATATGGATGAAAACCCAGATGCTAGATATATTTATGCTTATTTGTTGAAAAACAAATGGAATGTAGAAACTCTAGCTAATCAAGTTCAAACAAAAGAAGTAGGAAAGTTTAAAGAAAAACTTAATAAATATACAGATGTATTAACATCTAAAAAGCCAAGCTCAAAACCGAAACGAGAAGCTGAGGATCAAGGAGATTTTAGTGCATTTAAAGAATATATAAAATAGAAAATAAATAATAATAAATTAAATTAAAATGCAAATAAGCGATTTACAAATCACCAAAGGTAATTGGCATGCTGGACTTACAGAAGCTAACCACTTACGTGCTATGTTTTTGTTGGAGCCTGAAATGGCTTCTCAAGTAGTTACTCGTGTTTATAACAAACAAAACGGGTATAAGAATGCTTTGTCTTTCCTCACTGGAGGTCTTGGTAAAGCTAAAGAAATGAATGACATTGTTTATCAATGGTCTGTAATGGGAGATAGCCGTAGAGCTATTAGTATTACTCGTACAGTATTTGATGGTGCTAATGCTACCCCTGGTATTGCAGAAACTACTTTCAAAATTGGTGTACAGGAAAATTGGTTTACACTAGGAGATGTATGTTCTTGTGATGACAGTTCATATAAATTCCGTGTTATGACTATGCCTGAGTATGATGGTGTTGATTACATCCTAACTTGTCAAATGGTTACTGGTGATCCAACAGCTTCAATTCCAGCAGCTATGCTTGCTGTAGGTAAAGAAGTATCTAAAGAATACAATGCTGTGGAAAACGATCACTCTGAAACTTCAGGTATCACTCACTATACTTCTCCTTTGAGACTTCAAAATGTTATGTCAACTTACCGTAAGAAATTTAGTATTACTGGTGCAGTACATGATAAAGTATTGACAATTGGACTTATGTCTCCAGAAGGCAATGAAATTGCTAAAACTTGGGTTAAATACGCTGAGTGGGAGTTCTGGTGTCAGTGGATGGATGAAATTGAAATTGCTCTTATGTTTGGTCAATCTAACATGAAGGCTAATGGTACTACTAATATGAAAGGTGCTTCAGGTAACTCTGTATATCTTTCTGCTGGTTTGGAACAACAAATTTCACCTTCTAATAAGCGTTACTACACAGACTTGACAGAGTCAACAATTCGTAACTTTATGAATGACTTGGCTTATAATGGTACAGAAGATGGTCCTCGTGAATACGTTGCTCTTTGTGGACGTAACTTTATGGACTTGTTTGACCAAGCTATGAAGAAATCAGCTGCTAATTATACACTTGTTGATTCAGTATTTGTTACTGGTTCAGGACAAGAGTTGAAACTTGGTGGTCAGTTCATGCAATATGTAGGATTGAATGGAGACAAAATCAAACTTCAAGAGTACACTCCTTATAACTCAGTTGTAAGAAATCGTTTGTTGCACCCTCGTACAGGTCGTCCTGTAGAGTCATATAAAGCTACATTCCTAAATTTCAAATCATATTCTAATGGTGAGCCTAATATTCAAAAGGTTTATACTAAAGGACGTGAGATGGTATCAACTTACGTTGAAGGTATGTATGGACCTGCTGGTCCAAAACGTAATGGTTCTTCAGCTACTGCTAAAGATGGATATGAGTTCCATGTAATGAGTGAGCAAGGAATCATGATGACTAATCCAACTGATGGAGCACAATTGATTTTGGATTACAATTCACTATAAACAAATAAATACAATGTTATGAGAAGGAAGTAATAAAAACTTCCTTCTCTAACAAAAAGGAAAAACAATAAATGAATACAACAATAACAGAAATAAAGGAATTAGTTATTGTACCAACTAAGAAAGTTAAATTTTCAGGTACATATGCTTATGATGGTGCTTACTATACAATTGAAGGGGCACAATTAACAAAAGACGGTATTTATAGTACAGGTCTTACAACAAAAGAAGAAAGAGAATTAGAAGAAGCCCTTTCAATGAAGAAAGGAGAATTATCAAAATCTAATTCAAGTTTTTGGGGTCATTGTTTAGAATTAAGACTTTCAAAAAGAAAACCAACAACTTTAGTATTTGACTTTTCAAATCCAATTGAATATATTAAATATAAAGTACTTACTAATAGAAATGACATTGCTTCTAATGAAGCTGAAATGTTAAAGTTTCCAAAGGCTGAATTTTTTATTGATGATAAGGAAGCCAAAGCTCAAATTGAAGAAAAGAAAATTGACTTGGAATTTGAACTTATGGATAAGTTTAACGAACTTTCAATGAGTGAGAAACGTGGATACTTAAAACTTTATGGTAGAACTGGAGTTAACGATGTTTCTGACAAAATAGTTAAAACAGAACTTTGGAAAGAAGCACAAAAAGATCCTAAAAAGTTTATAGCATTTACAACAGATAAAGACATACAAATTAGAATTGACATTCAAGATATGTTGGAAACTGGTGTAATATTTAAAAAGAATAATTTCTATAATTTTGGTCAAGAAGTTATAGGTAAAGATATAGACGCTGTAGTAGCTTATTTTAAAGATGTAAATAAACAATCTGTAAAACTAGCAGCTAAAGCAGAAACAGAAAGAATAAAGAAAACTAAATAAATTAAAATATGACCACCCAGCAGTTAATATTAGCTTTTAAGTTTGGGATGGACAAATTTGATAGCAAAGGACTTCCAAATTTTGAAGATGATGAAATCCTTTTATTACTAAATCAAGCTCAATTAAACTTTGTTAAACAAAGATATGGGAGTAATAATAGTAAGAAAATGGGATTTGAAGAAATCCAAAAAAGAACAGAAGACCTAAAGAATTTAGTAAGAAATGCAATATTAATACCAAATGCTAATATTGCAGAAAATATAAGTGTTAATGCACAATTTGTAGATTTACCAAGTGATTACTTAGTAGCTGTACAAGAAAGATGTAAAATAACATATAATGATTGTACTGGAAAGCCAACTCAAGATGAGTGCTTTGTGAAAGTAATACAACATAATGATTATAACACTAATATTAATAACCCATATTCTGGTCCTAATACAGGTAAAATATTAAGACTAATGGAGAATGGAAGAATAGAATTAATACATTCCTCTGATACTACAATTAATGAGTATAGACTTAGATATATAAAATATCCTAACGATATAACATTAGATAATACTTCAGAATTAAGTCCTGAGACGCATCAGGAAATAGTGAATGAGGCAATTAAAATAGGATTAGAAGGAATAGAAAGTAAGAGATTACAAACATTTATACCAACAATTTTAACACAACAAGAATAAATGGCTAAAATTAAATATCCACAGAACCCAGCACTTGGTACTACTGTGAATGCTTTCCCTAAAGTGCAATATGCTAAAGTAAAAGAAATTATAGATGTTGTTAATACAGAATTTGATGGAACTGCAACTCCATCTGTAAATACATTAACAGCTAATGAAGTAATTTTAAATAAAGGAACTGTAACACAAAAAATTAGTATTACAAATGGAGTAACAATTAATAAAGCTGCTGGTACTATCACAACTGTAAGTTCAACTATTGCTCATGATGCTGCGGCATCTTTCACAGTAACAAATAGTTATGCTAAATCAGATAGTGTTATTGTTGTATCTGCTAAAACAGCAGGAGCAGGAATTCCTGTAGCAACAGTTACTACAAAATCAAATGGTAGCTTTGTTATAACATTAATTAACGCAGCCTCTACAGCAGCTTTTAATAATACAATATCTATTGATTTCATAATTGCCTAATAAAATAGAAACTATAGCAAAAGAATAATAATAAATAACAAAAATTAAATTAAAATGCAAGACAAAATAACAAATGTTTTCATCGGAGATGGAACAAATTTACCAGCTGATGGTACTTCAGCATCTATAACTACTAATATTAGTATTGTAAGTGATCAAATGACAAATATGAATGCTAGTGGTTATACAATTAATACCACCCCTAAAATTTATTTTGTAAATAAAATGTCAGATAGTACACTTAAAAGATCTGTACCAATTGTAGGTGTTAATTTATCGGCTTATACCTCTAAGGCATATAAACCAGCCACAAAATGTGTTTGGAGTATTGGTTATAACAGAGATATTGCTGCTGCAAGCAGTCCAACTGGAAGTGCAATTTCAGCTGGTGGTTTTATTGAAGTAAATCAATTAACTCAATATAATTTTGATATTCACTTTACTAATGATAAAACTTTTTATTCAGAACGTCCTGAATATTTAAGAGTATCATTTACATCTTCAGCTAGCGCTACACAATTAACTATCGCTACACAAATTAATAATGCAATTAATAACTCTGCATGGGGCGGTAAAGAGGTATCGTCTATAATTGTAACAGATGGTTCTGGTAATTATGGTGTTGAAGTTTGGGCATTAGATATTCCTCAATTTCGTGAAACAAGCTATACAGTAGAATATGTAAATTTCTCTGTACAAGCAGATAGTTCAACTGGTTTTGGTGCTACTACAGTTACTCAACTTTGTGCAATGGCTCCAGGTTCTGGAACATATGAATCAGTATACACCACTGAAAAATGGGCTAAAAAAGATGATGGTGTATTGAATTGGACAAAATTCCCAATTCCAACACAACAATATCTTGCTAGTTCAGCAGGAACTACATCTGGTACAGTAACAACTGTTACTGGAACATCTGGTAATGACTATGCTACATTTGCTGGTGGTTCCATAACACAACTACCAACAGGTAGTACAATTATGATTGATGGTTATACTTATATAATTAAGTATTGGTCAACTACAACTGTAGCTGTATTAACTTCCGCATTACAAACATCACCTTCTACAAGTAATGTTACAGCAAAAGCTTGGTATGATACATTTACTTTTAAAGTAACAGACCTTACTAAATTAGATGGACCAGGTGTTCTTCAGGTTAGTGAAAAGTATGTAATAGTATATTTACCAGCAATTGATGCTGGTACAGACAATATGACAGCTTTAAGTACAGTTATAAATAAGTATAACAATGTAATGGGTGAATGGTTAGGATCTACACCATTAAATCCAAGTACTACTGTATCGTAATATGAATTTCAATTAAGGAAGGAAACTTCATATATATATAAAGGCTCTTGCCCCCTACATTGTAAGTAGTTTTCTTCCTTTTCTACAACAATGTTTAGGGGGCATTCCTTTTATAAAATAATATGGCTTTAAGTTTAAGTTTTAATATATGTACAAAAAGTGGTTGTAAGTCATTAGTATTTACAGAAACTACTGGTGTATATTCAATAGTCAATACCACTGGGTATGGTGATCCAAACCCCTTAACCACTGAATTTAGTTCAGCTACTTTGGTATTAACATTTAATGACATAGACTATACATTTGATTTAACATCTAGTAATTTTCCGACAAGCGATGACAATGTAGTATTTGAAATACTTCCATCAGACATAGGACAAACAGATGTTATTACAGATGGTATTTATTACTTCAAATACACTATAACTGGAACAGGAGGAACATACTTTCAAACAGGAGTAAATGCAACGTATTGTAATGCTTCTTGTTGTGTAAGTCAAATGTTATGTGATATAGATGTAGATTGTGATTGTTCTAAGTCTAAATTAGATAAATATATTAAAGCCAGTATTCTATTAAAACAATTAGAATGTGCTGGTAATAGTGATAATGTAGTTAGTTTTAATAATGCTTTAGATGTTATTAACAAACTATGTAAAAATTCTGGATGTAACTGTAATTAAAAATATAATATAATGTGTAATTGCTCAAGTAACTGTAAATGTTTAAATAGCACGGTCGTGCCAAGAGGTAAACAAGGAGATCCTGGTATTGATGGTAGAGATGGAATATATGGAGGATTTGCTGGTAAATGGACTTATAATGGAAGTGTTAGTCCCACAGTACCAACTATGTCAGGTACATATCAATTAAGATTCAATGATAGTGATTCAGCAGATGTTACAGAAATATATGTAAGTAAAACTGGAAATTATGCAATAGATTTTAGTGATTTTTTAGCTTCCTTTGATAATTCTGGAAGTTATGGTAGAATTAGAATATTCAAAGAATATGATTCTACTAAATTCTGGATGGGAGAAATTACTTCTGT